CCATTAAGTTCTCTGAGAAGATTCCATATCTGCTTTCCATATTCCTCTTTCACTGATTGGAATAGAACTAAAGAATTCTTGGATGTCTTATTGATAAAATCTGTAATATAGTTCAATCTAACTCTGCTTTCTATTACCAGTTTTCTTTCCAAATTATAGATTTCATTACCCTCCACGTTATTATCGCTAAGTTTCAGATCTGCAAGTTTGTTTTTATAAACTGGATCTAACCAATCCATAACAACCACCTTTATTGATACAGGGGTTGCATATCCATTATCAAAAAGAAAACTTGGTGGTATCTCCATAACCAAAGGACCAAGAAATTGCTGTATTGTTAGGTAATCTGCGGTTCCTTTCTTTGTTAATGTACCGGTTAGTCCAAATCTCCATTTGGAATGCATACATTGAGAAACTATCTTCTTTATAGATGCACTATTGCTATGATGTGCCTCGTCAACAAATACGCAATCAACTTCCTCAAAAAAATCGGATTCTCTCTTAACTAAAGATTGATAAGTACCTATAATAATATCGCATCCGTCCTTAATCTTACTTCCTCCCCCTATTTGTTGGATCTTAACACTATCCAGCTTATCAAGACCATACTCTTCGAAATCGTCATTACCCTGAAAAACAAGATTTGAATTAGGAACTATCATTAGTATTTTTCTAACCATTCCTTTGGATTTAAGATAAGCGAATATCATAAATGATATAAGGGTTTTACCTGACGATGTTGCTACTTCGGAAACTGAATATCTATATCTTATTATTTTCCATGCAGTTTCTATCTGGTAATCTCTAGGCATCTTATCTGGATTTCCTCCTATTCCTCCATCAAAAAATTCATTAACCCACAGGGTAAAACTTTCAAGAGTAATAGTATTAGATACTATTTCATCCAATCCATCTATTTTAATGTCTATCCTGTATTTTTCACCAATATCCAATACCTCCTTCCATAAACCAATGGGTACTCTCCAAATAGGCCCCTTTTTATCTACAAAGCAGATATCGCCATTCCATATTTTTTTTTTTTCACCAAGGGGTGGAAAAAATGATTGTGAATTTTCTGTGTTAAAGAAATCCCCAATTGATTTTTTTCCACCTCCTCAGTGTATTCTCTCAATATTAAAAACTGAGAGTCTGATGAGATTTCAAATCTTAACATATTTTTTTATTTTAATTTATTGTCATATTCCATTCAGATATAGTATTATTTCTTACTTTACCACGATCAACATTAAAATATCTAGCACACTGAGAAATATTATTGAAATATAACTGCTCCGTCCCATCTATCCTAATAGCATCAACACTTTTTGAATGCTTTTGTTTTCTATTTATATTACTTATTTTTAATTTATCTTTGCTTTCGACTGAGACTGAATGCCCTCTAAGCCCATCCGATATTTTTTTCCTATGTTCATCCCTTAAATTAATACCAATTTTAGATTCCGACATCCTCTTTTTTGTTTCATCGGTAAACTTTATTCCAATTCTAGATTCCGACATTTTCTTTCTCGTCTCATCGGTAATATTTTTATTCTTTCCCTTATTAGCTTCAGATATTCTTTTTTTATGATACTCAGTAAGTTTTGTTCCATGTCTAAATGCGTTCTCGCCAACATACTTTCCTTTCAAAGTATCTGATATTTTTTTAGATATTTCTGGACTTGTCATAAAAAGAGAACCACCGCCGGAAAGATTATAACCAATTTTTGGATTTCTTGAATCAAGTTCTTTGATCCAGAATATCTCAATTCTATTTAATTCTCTATAATCAGAACCATTATAATATTCTATAATATCCTTTTTAAAATTTTCAATACCAAATTCACTTATTGCTTCTTTAATTAAAATTCCGCTGCCGTAGTAATTTGGATTATAATTTTTTTCCTGTCCAATATAAATCAGCCCATTAAGTAGATTTGTTATTTTATAAACATTCATATCACAAAAATAATTTATTTTACTGTGGATCCTCTTAAATAATCCTCGAGAGATATCCTCTGACGAACCCCGTAAAGCATATGATCTACAGTTTGTATTGTTTGGTCTATGAATTTTCGATGATTCTCAACAAGCTCCATCTTCTCAGATATTTCCACAAGATCACCTTCTATTAGTAGCATTTTTTCCGTTGCACCGTATCTGACGTTCATCTGTTCGGAATATTCTCGCATCTTTCTTGCCTTGTCAGATTTATATTTTGAATTAAGCTTAGAAACTATACCTGCTAATTTATAACTATACTCTAAAAGTACTTGTCTATAGCTAAACATATCGACCTGAGCTTTTGCTAGGGTTTTTATGTCCTTCATATTAAGGGAAAGAACCTGTATCTTCTCTTTCCATTCTTCTCTCTCGTTTTCGAAAACCTTTCCAAAATCTGTTTTTTGTTCAGACATATTAAAATAATTTTGGTTTGTTTTTTGTTCCTCTTTTTTTTGGAATATCCAAAACTTTGATTTCATTAATCTTTTCCACGATCTTGTCCTGTTCAGGTTCTCTTATTTTTGGTTCAATAAAATCCAAATTGACGTCTAGAGAATCGTCATTAGAAACAACAATGGGAAATTTTATTCTTGATTGTTGATTTCTACCTAACTCATTCTCCCAATCCTCAATTAGATTTTGTTGATCCATTTTAGTCATTAATAAAATATCGGAGGTCAAGTATGTCATTCGTAAAGTAATTATCTAATCTTTTAACTTTTTTTCCAACCGCCCTTAGATGTATAACAAGATCGTTTAAATCCCATTTTCTATTCCTTGTTATAGAATTTTCCTCCAGAAACCTACCCCAATTAAAAACTGTTTCGCCTTTACTTAGTAGGTCCATGCTTTTCCCTATTCCTGCTTTATCCCAATCGTAAAAATATCTTTTATTATCAACATCAAATGGGAATCTATTTTCTAAAGAACAAAGTCCCACCGAATTTGGCCAGAAGAACGAATCCATGGGTCCCTCGAAAACTGTTATATCATTTGAAAAATCAAGATTACCGATACCAAAAACATTTGATATTGGATCCACATCCCTAGCTCTCTCCAGAAATTCACTATCAACAACTCTGAGAAGTTTTTCATATATTCCACTGAGCTTATAGGTTAGATATTTTGAACTGCCTTTTATAGAGTTCATATTTCTAACCTGCAGGCCAATTATTTTTTCATCAGGGGTCAGGTTAAAAAGGAAAAGCCTCTCCTTTCTTGGATCCCATGCAAACTTCATATCAGGTTTCTGGTGTCTTCTTGTAACATATCTATGTATAGACGAACCAAATACTTCCTGTAGTCTAAGCTTCTTCATGAAATCTGCTCTTGGTATTAATAGATCATTTATGTCATTATCAAAAAAATAACTTATGTCTATCTTACCTATGGCTGATCTTCTTTTTGTTTTATTTGTGTCTATTATCGATCTTAGCTCCTCCCTCTCCTCACCATTAAACTTTCCGTACATGGAAAAATCTCTAAAGAAAGATATTGAATCTTTATAGATACCACATCCGCCATTATAACACTTATATGCTAGAGTGTCCATGTAGAAATTACCTCTTTTCTTTCTACCATCATTTGAATCACCACAATAAGGGCACGAGAAATTCAAACGATTTCCCGCTTTATAAACTATTTGTTTATTAGGTTCTCTTGAAAATTCCTTTACGAGTATCTCCCTTACAGTTTGTTCAATTTTTTCTAGCTGCATCTTTATAAAATAAAAAGGGACAGCTCTTCCAAGGAGATGTCCCTTTATTTTTATTTATTATAGGTCGTTATAAAGATCCTCTAATGAATTAGTTGCACTTGGTGTGCTTGGTGCAGCTTCTCTAGTAGGTGTGTTTTCATACCCGCTTACTTTAGTTTTACTAACCTCATCATAAAGATCATTAGTAGAATTATTCTGTGGGGCTGAAGCAGGTGCTGCAGGTCTGGATGAAGACGAAGCAGATCCTCCTAAAATTTCATTAAGCACTCTTTGTTCAGGTACACTATTTCTAATCACGCTCATAATTTTTTCACTTAGATCATCGTCCCAATCTTTATAATCAAAGTTTGTTAGATTTTTAGGACCTCCGTTTAAATACGTAAGAATAACGTCCATATCTTTCTGATTTTTCTGCATTGAGTTTCCTTCGATCTTAATCGATGTTTTCTCACCCACAAAAGAGCATAGATCATAATTATTCCACTCACCAACTTTTCTTACACTTACTGAAAATTCTCTCCCTTCAAAAAGATCAAAAGGATTACATGGTGCACCATATTCTGGCTGTAATTGGGCCTCGATCATATCATTAAGTTTTTTACCAAACTTGAAGATCATAATCTTACCTTCCAATTCTGGTCTATTCTTATCTTGCACAATCTGAACAAGTGAATAGAAATCCTCTTTCCTTGCGAAGTTTTTAGATAATTCCTGATCAGCAGCAGAATGAGAATTCTTGAGCTTCCAGAATAAATCTTTTAATATTGATTTTTTTCCAACTGTCGAAGGACAGTCAGCAGAAAATCCATCACCACTTACTGGATCCTTCAAGTAAACATAATACTTATGGATTTTTGATTTTGCAGGATTCTCTGAATTAGGTATAAATCTAATTAATGATTTATAAACACCATCTTTACCATCTTCTGGATATGGTTTATAAAAATCATCTTTGTCACCTCCTGTTGTTGGGACTTTTGTTACGAATGCCTCTGCATCCAAATTGAAAATGTCTAAATTACTCATCTTTCTTAATTTTTTTAATTTGTTTTTTAATTTGTTTTTTAATTCTTTAAATTTTACTTCCGTTTTTACTTTTGTTTCCTCTAATCTTATAATATTACATTTTTTATTTTTATTTTGAATACCAAACACCGAAAAAACACCAGATAATTATTACCTAGTGTTAAATCGTATATGATAAAATATTGATTGTGTGTTCTATGAATTGGTCAGACCAAGTTGCGGTCGAAAGAAAATTATACCAATTTCTTTGTAGATTTTTTACTCTTTGATTTACCTTTAATAATCTCATTGTTTCCCTTTAATTCCTCCTTTAAATACAAATTAACCCAAGTTGAATCGACAACATCATCTATTGGCTTGTTTATTGCCTTAGACCCAGTTATCCATTCTGTTTTATTCTCCTCTAACATCTTAGAGAATACATCCAAGTTTGTTTCATCCTCCCTAAAGCTACACAAGGAGTGATAAAGCTCATCTTTCTTCGCATTACCTTTAACTGCGAATTTTTTAATCGTTGTTGGTGAAAACACGTAAAAATTTTCACTACCAACCCGACTTATTATTCTTTCTCTTAATAGAGCAGTTGCCATTGATATGTCTACAAGGGAGTTACCGTTGGATGAAAAACTTAAACCCTCCATTGCTACATGGAATGTTTCATTCCCCATAATCTCAAGGACAGAACTCCAAAGAACTTCAACGATCTCTAAATAGTAACCCATTTTTTCTCTTTCCCTAGCAGAATACTCAGTAGTAAATTCTTGTTTTTCTAATATCTTTATAACAAAGCTATCATTGGAATCAAGTATAAAATATGGTTTTTTTTTATTTTTTAATAAAGATTCAAACGTTCGGTCAGATCTTGAAATTGATCCCCACGTATATTTATTGTCCTTGAAACAACAAAAAGCCGGGCAATTAAGGGAGAAATCGATTCCCACTAAATTCATATGATAATGTGTTACTGGTTAATATCCTGTTTTTGTCCGACTGAATTGGTTGTTCCGTATACCTTAGATAACTTTGAAAAACAAGACTTAACTTGGTCTTCGGTAAGGCAATCTATAATATCATCAAGAACTCTTCTATCGTTACCACAAGCAGCAATAAGTAGATTCTTCATGTGATCTTTCTCACCATACAATGGTTGGCCATATTTCGCTTCATTTAGCTCTTTTAAATTTGAGAATGTTTTCATTTTAGTTTGTTTGTTTAAGTATATATCTATTTTGCTTCTAGAACTATATCAAGATAGTTACATTTGAAACCCAGACTAAATGGTGTAAATTGATTTGAATTCGAAGTATAACTTAATTGCAGCTCCGAATATGATGTTAATATCACTTCCTTAAATGTTACGGAGGTCACTATATTTCCTTCGTTGTCCATTATTCTTAGTGGTAAATTAGGTAATCTTAATTGAGGATTTTCAAAGTTAAGAAAATTTAATATCGTATCCAACATAATAAAATAGTTTATAAAACCATCAACATTTTTAAATCCAATACTAAAATCATGAGAAAATAAATCCTGAATATTAGTTGAACTTTTATATGATATTTTTTTACCCAAGTTTCTAACCTGCTCAACCGAATCTATAGTCATATTCGGAAATCCTATTGTCTGTATAGTACTATTCATATAGTCATCTATATTATCGAATGGTATAGGTTGTCTTTTAATGTACGGTAGATATTTATCAACCACACTTTTAGGAAAAAATCCTCTAGGAAAAACAAAGTAAAAACTATTACCTTTTGGGTTTAATAACATCTGTTATAATTATTTTCTTATTTTTAAACGTGCTAAGGTAAATGGTGATAATATACCCTTACCTGCCTTAATAACATCTTCCGGTGTTATGTTCGGATATTTAATTCTACCTGGTTTACCAGGCTTGAGGAAATAATTAGTTATAGTCCTATCCGCCCATCTAATAGCTTTATATCCTCTCATCTCTGCGCTCAGTGATGCTATCAAAGCGGAGCCAGTTAATACTTGATTAGTAGAAGCTGCAGGTGTTGCTGTAGCAGGGGTTCCACCTGTTCCTGGAGTAGCTGGCATCACTGATTTTATCGATGGTAAAGGTGAATTTGCTAGATTGTTTATAGATTCACTGGTTGGCCCAGTAGAACCTCCAGTAACAGGTAAACCTGTCGATGCAGTCGCACCTGTAACAAAATCCGCTTCGCCATTCTTTTTCCAATATCCCCAATATATAACAGAATTTGAATTATTAACAGGTGTTAATATATTATTATACGAGGCAGAATTAATGTAATTATTTGCTCCATTTATAGCTTTACTTGAATCTCTTCTATCTGAAATAACACTCTCTATGGTTTTTTCTAGAACATTGCTACCAACACCAGGATTTACAGTAACTGCACTTTTGTCAGTAGCCGAAAGAGCTGTTTGATTTATCGATACACCATTGGTTATAAAAAATCTTCTATCACTTATTTGTAGAATCCTACTAGCAGCTGATTCATCAATCTTAAATGCAATCTCACCTAATCCTGGACTTGCTAATGAATTATCCTTCAACGAAGGTATCTGTATTTTACTTCCACTAAGATCAACAAATGATATATTAAATTCACCAGAGCTGACAAGATCAATAGCAACAGGATCACCAGAAGGTCCGCTTTTAATGAATTTAAACTTGACGTAAGTATCGAATGGAGATATTGATATCGTTAATTTACCGGTTCCAACAGCAACTGTTTGTGATGCGCCGCTATCAACGCTTAAAGAATTATTAGTAAATGTAAGATTATCCATGCTAGCAGCAACATAATTCTGATTAATAAAAACGTTAGTAAACTTTATTATTTCTTTTGGTGCAGGATTATTAGAAGACATACTTATGGATGGCTGAGAATATATTCTATTGTATATCCTCTGAACCTGAGGAAAATTACTCAACTGTATTGGTTTTATTTTCAAGCCCCATTCCGAAGGATTTGGAGATGTATATGATGATATTCTTATGGTTCTGCTCTGATCCACACTATTAACAAGAGTCATCGTGTATCTTAGTGTAAAGCTCACGGCAATACCTGCATTTCTAACAATAGGTCTATAATAATTTGGCGAATCGTATGCCGTGGTTTGAACAGAATCAAAATGTGATGTTCTTATGAGTGAAGCTCCAATTTGTTCAAGTATCTCTATCTGATGACTTATGTAATAAGAATTTCCCAAGGAGTTCTGAAATAATATAAAATCCTCAACAAATCCCTCATTGTCAGTTGCATAATATTCAAAGAATTCGCCTCTATCGGATGGTCTTATAGTTGCACCAATGTTACCGAAAGGGTCTTCTTGCTCAAGAGAAAGTGTGGCTATCTCAGACGAATCATATTTGGCATACCCTGCATAATCGGATGTGCTCTGTATCTGCCATGCGGTTATTCTAATAGGTGAATTATAAATAAATCCAAAACCGCTATGACTTATAAGTCCAGCTAATGTCTCTGGTTTAAAAGATGAAGAAGAAGCCTGATACTTATTATTCATATCCCTGAGATTGGGTATTTTTATCTCTATGTACTTATCATATATGTTTGAACCAATCGTAACCGGACTAGGGTTAAGATTGTAATCATCGTTTACGCCCTTTTTTATTAAAATTTGGGATACTACCACCACTGTTGTGTCAACATCCTCATACTGAATGGACATTATAATTCCATCCATATTACCAAGATTATATCCAGCTCTTATGTGATATCTAACAGAATCATAGACAACTAAAAGATTGGAAGGAAATACTATTGGCAGATTCGTGGTATTAGTTAATTCATCTGAATAATCATTAAATGGAATAATTAAATTTGAATCAAGAGTTACAAATGAATTTTCAGCTATTCTAACAACACTATCCTGAGTGGTGTTATGTGTTATATTATAATCGTTATTAGGATTAAATATTTGGAAATCACCAGATCTAAACCCATTTACCAATTTATCATAACCCACAGTTGACGGTCCACTATTTACAAAATATGTTTCAGGTTGGGGTTGGTCAGCATACATATACTCCATAAGTAAATATGGTGTTATCTGAACGTACTTGGATGATGTGCTAAATGCCATTATATTTTATAATTTTTATAAATTAGTGAATAACACCAATACTTGTTAAAATAAGTCCAATTAATGCAAGTGAACCAAGACCACCTCCGATAATCATTTTGGTTTTTAATGTACTCAATTGTTTATTCTTTTCATCTATTATCTGATTTCTATTAGCCAGCTGTAATTCTAATACTTTATTTCTTTCCATCCACCCAAGTATTTCACCTTGTAATGCTTTTATCTTCCCATCTTTTTCTGATAATTGATCCTCCTGCTTAACTATAGTTGCATTTAATTTTGCAATCACAACATCTTTTTCGGAAATAACTCTAACACACAGTGTTTCGTATTCCTTCATCTTTATTCCTTGTGCTTCAAATTTATTTAATAAGTCGGTATTATTATTAAGTTTCATAGCCTGTGGTATAGTCATTACTATTACCTTTTGTCCAAGTGAATCAACTTCAAATTTGGGATATTTAATTTCTGTGGTTACCTGTGAAAACGTCACCGTAAAAAACAGAGACATCAAAATTGTATAAATTCCTTTCATATATTAATTTGTTTTTTCTATTAAAGCTTCCAAAAGTTCATCATCAGTAAGCACTGGTGGATTTTTCTTTAGATCCTCTATTTCTTCCCTACCGTTAGCAATTGAGCTTTGAACTTTATCTAAATCCGCTTTGGATTTTTTAGCCCTTTCCTCCGCTATTCTGGCCTCAATTTTCAATCTATTAATTTCTGACTGTAGTTTCTTATCCCTAGTATCAGACTCACTGAATTTTTTTTGCCAATGTATAATTTTAGCATCCGCTGCTCCCTTATCAGCTTCTAACACCCTAAATTTTTCATCCAATTGTTTAATTTTTTCTTTGGAAGCATCATCACCACCAAAGAACCATTTAAACCCTAATATGCCAGTCAGCAGTAACAAAATTAAGATTAGCGAAGTTTTTATGTCAAATTTCATATTTTTATCGGTGAATTTTTTTTTAATTTACTCTTTCTTCCATGTTAGAGTCAGTGGATCCAAAGAACCGCTACCATATTTTTGTGTTAGATCCCTTATGAAATCCTTCTCCGAATTTCTACATTTTTCAAGTTCATCTATGAGCTTATATGATCTCTCCTGCATGGATTTAATGCTATCCTCTATTTTAAAAATGTCCTGGTGAACTTTTATAAATTTCTTAGACAATCTTAATAATCTCTCCTTTTCTACGTTTGTTAGGTCTTTCATAATTTATTATTTTATTATATATCAAAATTTTTATTTGTCATTATTTTAAATATCTATGATTGATACATATAGTAAATATCTGGATACTATAATATTCTTTTATGGTATGTATGGAAGACATGTCTATTTCTAGTTAAAAAAGATTAAAATCGCTAAGAATATTATCAGCGAAAAAAAATGAATCACTTTGAGCTGTAGCAACTATATTATACAAATATCCGCTTTCCAGAGTAACTGGTGCTGACCCATTATTAACATTTGCCTCCCCTGCAGTGTTATCCTTCTGGAATATCACAGTTTCAAACCCGGTCAATGTTGACGTTTTAGATATCGTTAATTTTGCATAATCAAGGTTGGATGCGGAAAGACCTCTGTCCGCTGTAACTGTAACATATATCTTGTCACCTACCGAACAAGGCAAATCACCGCTACTTGATTTTGTTGTACTATAAATCTCAGTAGAGGGGGATGTCCCATTTTTATTTATAGCAAATTTACCCTTATCAGCTATATCTCGATTCGTACTTCCGGAGAATGACCATGAAACAGTTACTGGCTGTCCTGTGTTTATGGTTATTGGTCCATTGACGGAATAAACGCCAGTTAATCCAAAATCGACGTAGCCACTGATGCCCTGACAATTCTTATAGAAAAGTCTAGGAGAAAGATTTGCCGTACTAGACTTGGATGCCCACATAAGATCCACATATTGACATCCAGTAAGTCCAGCCTGGGAGAAATTCACATAAGAAGTAGTTGCTGCTGCAGGTAGACCTGTATCAAACACGATTCCTCTTATATAATGTGGATTAATATTGTTCGATATATCATTTATAAAAATCCTATAATTTGTTGTTGTATTATCCTTATAGACTGGAGCATATCCATTCAGCGATGAGACCGAGGACGGTAATTTTAGATAAATTCCATCACCCGTACCAGCCAAACTAAACGTACTATTTAAAAATCCGCCAACATAGATAAAATCACCAGTTGAGCTATTCAAATACATCTTCCTAACAAGACCAAGAGAATATTCATAGGCTGGCTGAATTGTTTTTGGGTTAACGAGGTTATGATCAGTTGTTACTGTGTAGTCTACTAGTCCACTATAAGAAAGCCTTATGAAACCAGGAGAGTATGTACCTCTATATTTTGTAAATCTACCACCAACATATAAATTACTATTACTATCTTGTATAAAATCATATATAACATCATCAAATCCGGTACCAGCAGAATATCCAGTATCAAGAGCAAATGAACCATCGGACGTGTTAGTAGCACCCGTTGTGAATCTTGCTATTCTGTTACATGTATTGCCCCCAATATCACTAAAACTTCCACCTATATAAATGCTATCCGGATTACCAGGTGAACCTGGTACACTCTTTATTGCAGTTACTGCAAAATCTGTTGGTGTTTTTAATGAATATGTCATGGATGTCAATCCAGCGCTAGCCCTTGGTTGTCCGTTGGTACTATTTATCTCGATTATATTCTGTGCTGAATAGGTAGTAAGATAGAAATAAGTTGAAAATGTACCACCTATTATTATATTTCCGCTAGGCAATTTATCTAAACATGAAGGTCCTGGGCTTGTACTAAAACCTCCATTTGGAGTACTTAAAAATGCACTTACCACAGAACCCTGAAGATCACTGCTAGGATCATATCTTAATTTTATCAGTTTTCTTCTACTTGACCCACCATGTTTAGAAAAACTTCCAATTAAAACTAAAGTTTTATCTAATGTGTCCATTATTGCTTTGGTTGGGCTTCCCCCTGAAAAACCAACACCTGTTCTGTTGACAAAGATAGGATCTACAGCGCCATCAAGATCAAAAGAAATTATTCCGCTATTAATTTGAGTACTATTAAGATTAGTTTTATATGTAAAAGCACCATATACATAAATTCTATTGTCGGGTTCATTTGCTAATATACCATTGACAGATCCGCCATTTGTTTGGATTGTCAACCCGTATGACGTACTAACATTCGTTTTAAATGTAGTATTCAAGGTTCCGTCCGCATTAACCTTACAAATACCAAGTACATTAGTTCCGAAAGCTACCGCTTGCTCATTATAAACTTTAAAGTTACCAACAAATATGGTACTACCATCGGATAAACGAACCATATCATTAACAACGCCATTAAATTGATCAAAACCAGTAAGACCGTTCTTAAAACCAGTACCGTATTTTGTTGCGGTTGATTGTTTATAATTAAGATTCTCATCCAGATTTCCAATTTTATAACTTGCTATATTGTTGACAACACCCGGACTATAACTTGTAGGTGTTGCTATGATATTTTCGATATCCCAATTTGTATTAGTAGAGATATCAAAAACGTTAGTAAGATTTATGGAGGTAGGTGTCAGATAATTTTTAGCACTTAATGTTGTCGTGTTCTGCCTTATTTCCTTTACTTTTTTAACATGGTATGAGAAAGGACCGCCAGTACCACCAGTAAATCCACCTGTTGAACCAAATATAGTTTGAGCAAAATTTCCGCTAGAAACCGATCCGGAGGGTTTATTGGATAAAATTGAATTTCCTGTATAATCTGAAAAATTAAAGGATTCAACAACTCCTGGTTTTACCAGAGCTGATATTCCGCCATTATATGCTGGGGATGATGGATTCGAATCCAATATATAAGTGGATGTTAGTGGGGATGATATGGTTAAACTGCCCTTATATACGAATGAGGACGTTCCAAGGGATAAATTAGAACTCGAAACATTCAGAAATGCGCCACTACCAATACTTATATTACTATTAAAATAAAAATCACCATCGCCGCTAATATTAAATCCACCATTTTCTCCAGAAAAAGTACACGAATCAGATGTTATGAGTGTTCTAGCTAAACCTGAATCTATAGAAAAATCAAGATCCGACGTTGCGTATAAAGAACCACCGCTATCAAACTTCAATCCTGCATCAGATCCCAATGCATTCCAATAAAAAGACGGGACATCATTAGAGACTTCACCATTTTTCGAGAAAGACATGATTGGTCTATCCACTTGATCCGATGTTGAAATAAGAACTTTAGAATTATTTGGGTTTGCTCCCGCATTGGATGATTTCGAGTCATTTATCAGCAGGGAGGTATCAGCGGATCCAGTTATACCACCGGGATATTTAAAACCTATAACATTATTATTAGTAGCTCCACCAGGACCTTCTATATAAGAATAGGATTGAAAATATTTGGAATTAAAAAATGAGTATCCGCTATCTTGCCATTGATTATTAGCAACCGGATAATTAAAAACCTTTATATCCCCATCTGAAACCGAGGTATCTACCCAAATATCATTGGTGATAAGATTTTGAATTGGTTCAGTTGGTTGTTTATACCAAGAGGAAGCTCTAATTCCAGTAGCACCACTAGAGCCTCTTTTTCCAGCTGGTCCATATATACCAGTTGGCC